TCCCTCCTTCCCCGGCCTTCAAAATAATAATGTTAATGGACTGATCCAATGAATGAAAACCACAGCCCCCCCCTCTTCTACCGGAAAACAAGAACACGCGATCCCTAAGAAGCGTAAACAGTATATAAAGCACAGCACGCCGGAAGGCCTGCGGCAGGGCCTAAATCGCCTTATGAATAAAATCATTGCGTGTGATGATCCCCTGTCCCATGCTGGTCAATACGCTTCTCTGGCTAATGCGATGACTAATAGTCAGAAGTTCTCGATGGAAATTGGAGAATGGAAGAAGATTCAGGCCCGGGTTGATGCCCTTGAGAGGGAGCAAAACAAAGAATGAAACCCCCCTCCAAGCAGCTTGATAAGATCGAGGCAAGACGCAAGCAACCAGCGGCAATAGCTACATTGCCATCTGGTAAAGTTGAAATTCCTCCGAAAGATTTGTTAGATTATTTCATTTCTGCAATTCGATTGGGCGATATTCCTCATAATCATAAACTTTATCCTGTGTTCTGCCAGGCCGAAGAGGACAAAGACCAGGGCCAAATCTTCTCTTGCCTCCGGAAGCTTGCTCAGGGCATCGAGCCCTCGATAGAGGAGGGCGATCTCTTCCTCCCTCAGGGCAAGCAGGCTCAGAGCATCCTGGAGAGCAACAATAGGCTGAATCTCTGGTACGGCTCGATCAGGTCGAGCAAGACTATCATGAGCCTGATCAAGTGGCTTGATAGGTGTTGCAACGGCCCGCCCGGCAGAAGGATGATGGTGGGAAATACCAGCGAGACCTTGGAACTGAACTGCATCGAGCCACTGAAGGACTTGCTGCCCGCGGCCATTCGGCATACTACAGGCTGGAGGCATTGTTTCATCTTCGGGCGAAAGGTGGTTCTCCGGGGGGCAAACGATGTTGGCCAGGAGAAGAAGTTCCGAGGTCCGACGCTCATAGATGCCTATGGGGACGAGGTCACCACCTGGGCGAAGAGCGTCTTCAAGATGCTGCTCACCAGGCTGTCAAGGCCCGGCTCGTGGTTCGGTGGAACTACAAACCCGGACCAACCTCTCCACTGGCTGAATACTGATTATATCGAGCGGGTCAACGAGCTCCGGCTCAAGCTCTGGCATTTTGTTCTGGATGACAATCCCGGGCTGACAGCCGAATACAAGGCCGATCTGGTGAGAGAGAATCCACCCGGAACAGTCTACTATCTCAGGTTCATCCTCGGGTTATGGGTAGCGGCGGAAGGCAGAGTTTACAGTTTCTTTAGCACAGATACCAAAGACGATTATGTTGTCAACGAGGCCCCGGATGACCTCGTTACCTGGATGGTCTCGATAGACTATGGCCAGGTCCATCCAACATGCATGGGGCTTTGGGGCTATTCGCTATCAAAAAAGTGTTGGTACCTGGTGAAAGAGTACTTCACGAACGATAAACCCAACACCATTTACTCACAAGAGTTTGGCCGCGAGATGCTGAATTACAATGGCAGGCCCATAATACCTCTATCTGTGGAAGTCGATCCCGGAGGCGGCGGGCTGAGCTTGATTAAACAGCTCAAAGCCGATTATCCAAAGCTGTCAATACGGTCTGCAGAAAAGGCAGACGTAGTAAAAGAGCTGCAGGATTTCGGATCTGCCCTGTACACTCATCTGGTTCGCTTTTGCGCCGGGTGCAAGCGCACTGTGACTGAGCATGCTGGTTATGTGTGGGACGAAAAGTCTCAGGGCGCGGCCAAGGAACAGCCTTTGAAACAGAATGATGATAGTTGCGATATGGCGCGCTATTTCTGGAATCGAGCGGTGAGACTTTGACAATCTGCATTTTCTGTAGCAAGGAGATATCTCCAAAAGAGTATCCTATTCCCGTCGCTCAAATCCATTTTCAGCCCGTGCTTATGGCTGGCCGGGGGTCAGGAGACGACATCCTGCAGGGCAAATACTCTTGCCAGGCCTGCCATGGAAAGATCCTGCAGAACGCGGCCAAAGTCGCGGCAGACGACGGAAAGAAGCTAGTGGAGTCCGGCAATGCTCACTGATCTCAGTTTCATAGCTCCTGGCAAGCCATGGCCGCCAGAGGATGCTGAGGAGACGGCCAGGCTGGCCGATCACAAAGCCAACCGGCTGCTCTATTCAGGAGATCATGAAGTAGTATTCTCGAAGTTCTCCGCATACCTCAAAGACAAAATCGAGGACGACAAAAAGGTTGCCATACTCATCGGCTTGGCCAAGACGGCCACCAAAGAGTATCTCAATTTCCTGATCGGTGAAGCGCCAGAAGTCGATGCTCCGATTGTTTATGAGACGCCAGACTACGAGGTACTCACCGACGCATCAAGAGCAGGGATAGGGCTTTTCGAGGTCACTCAAGATGGCATAGTAGCTCAAAGTCCCGAGAATTGCTATCTAGTGGTCTCGCCGGGCAACGTCCGCAAGGTCCAAGCATACGCATTTTTCCAAGAGTTCGATGTCGAAGTTGAGAAAAAGAAAATTGCGTATGTCAAATTCACGATCCATCAAGCAGGTTCGATCCAGCATGTAGTCTATGAGCGGAAGGATGGGAAGCTGGGCGACTCCAAAGAGTTGCAGGATTTTCCTCAGTTCTCTAGCCTGCAAGTAGATGGTCAGGGCAAGCAGTTCACTGGCATAGATGAGCTGTTGGTGGTCCGGGTGGACAACATCCTCACCACGGATCGCTACTATGGACAGTCCGACTACTCAAAAGAAGCCAAATCCAAACTGGAAGCACTCGACTTAGCTTATTCCAGACGGGCCGAAGTTCTTGCTAAGTTCTCCAGGCCCAAACCTATGGCTCCTTCCAGCGCGTTTACCTTTGATCATTCGCTCCAAAAATGGATCTGGAAGTCCGAAGATGCTATCATAGTTGAAAAGGACGAACCTGCGGCTCAATACCTGACCTGGCAGGCTCAATTGGAAGACGTGCAGAGGGAGATCGATGGGCTTTACAAGCAGCTACTCAAGGATTTCGCCCTGACGGACGACGATGAGCTGAACAAGGCCGAAAGTGGAACGGCTATCAGGCTCAAGCAGTCCGAAACGTTAGCAAAAGTCCGATGGCTCGCTTCTAACTACACAAAGGCGCTTTCTGCCGTGCTGAGCCTGAAATCTAAGCTCGATGCGGCTCTGGGGGTCGGGCAGGTGGCATTTGAGCCCGACGTCGTCCATGTTCATCTCCAGGACGGTATCCCGGACGATCCAAACGAGACCACTCAGACCTGTGCGCTTGCGGTCGCAGGCGGTTTCATGTCGGTAGAAAAGGCGGCATCCGTCTGCCAGGGGCTTGCGCTTGACAGCCCAGAGCTGGCCGAAGAAGTAGCCCGAATCCGGGCGAATCCATCTATCCTGTAAATTCTAATCATCTCTACTCCGGAATGGAGGTTTTCTCATGACAGACGAAACTGATTCAGCCGGTACGCCTCCGGCACCAGAAGGCGGTAATGAAAAGATGCTTACACAGTCTGAAGTCAACGCCATAGTTGAGGACCGGCTGGCTAGACAGAAAAAACAGTTTGCAAACTACTCAGACCTGAAAAAGGATTCGGAGGAGCTAGCAGAGCTGAAGAAAAGCCAGATGACCGAGCTTGAACAGCTAAAGGCATCTCTGGTTGAGAAAGATGCTCTGCTGCAATCGAAAGATCAAGAACTCACCGGCCTGAAGCTCCAACAGACGAAAATCGAGAAGCTTACAGCAGCCGGGTTACTTCCGACCGATGCCAAGTATGTGAATGGCAGCACGGAGGAAGAGATAGACGCTTCAATTGCGGATCTTGCCGCCCGGCTCAAGGTCGAGCCTCCAAAGGCCGCCCAGGGCGCTGGGCAGACTGGCATCCAGAGCCAGGCGAAACCCAACAACAAAGTCTGGACTCAATCCGAAATCAAGGAACTCCGGCTTTCTGGGAAACTGACCGATGAGGTCATGGCCGAAATCAAGCAGGCCACCGCAGAGGGCCGGGTTCAGTAGGTGTAATTCTTATGGCATTTGAGAGTTGGAAACCTGAAGTAATAGCCGCTGATGTCCAACATCAGTTGGAAAAGTCCCTCGTGTACGGTCAGCCCGGAGTGACCAACCGTAACTACGAGGGCGATGTACAGTTTGCGAAGAGTGTTCGGATAGTGGGCGTAGGGTCAGTCACGGTCAAAGACTACACCCAGGGCAACGATATGGCCGATCCGGACACTGTTCTGGATACGTCCCTGGAGATGACCATTGACTATGACAAGTATTTCAATTTCAAGGTCAGCAACAAGGACCAGGCCCAGACCAAGATCGATATCATGGCGGAGAACAACAAGGAAGCCGCATATTCTATCCGAGATGCTATTGACAGCATCATAGGGTCTCTCTACACCGATGCTAGCGCAGCCAACCTATTAGGCACAGACGCCGCACCCAAGACGCCCAACCTCACACAGGGAGATGCAAGCAACATCTACAATCTCATTGAAGATTGTGGTGTAGCTCTGTCTGACTCCAAAGTCCCTCTTGAGGGCCGATGGATGATCGTGCCTCCCAGGTTCGCCGGGATGATCAGAAAGGATCTGAAGCTCACCGCCGCAGCTCCTCAGATCGCCCAGCCTGGCATGCTCAACGGCATCATAACCAGGATCGGCGGGTTCGATGTCATGGAAAGCCACAATGTGCCCAACACTGCCGGAGCCAAGTACAAGGTCATGTTCGGCACCTCCAAGGCCATGACCTTCGCCAGCCAGGTAAACGACGTCAGGATCATGGACATGGAGAAGCAGTTTGCCAAGAAGGTAGACGGCGAGTACGTGTTCGGCTGCAAGGTGGTCAGGCCCGAGGCGCTGGGCGTGATGACCGTCTCATTCTGAGGTGATTTTGAAATGAGAAAGATATTAGCAACCCTCTTACTGCTGATGCTGCTCGTGGGGGCGGCATCGGCTACCTACACGGTGATCTCCAAGGTGGCCAGTCTTGATAATGAGAATGACTATGCCAGCGCGCCAGCTTCCTGGGATACTCTGCTGGGTAATGGATCTGTCAACTTCTATGACTGGCCGGACGGGTATGATCTGATTTTAATGGCCAACGTCACCGGAATCAAAACAACCAACTATCTGAGTATTATCGCCGGCGACAATCCGCCCGCTTTCAGATCAGACATAGGGAACCTCACACTGTCCACATGGACAGACGGCGGTAATGAGGTCCGTTTCATTGGCCCTCTGGAAAGCGCCCGTTTCATGAATGCAACTGGCTATCTGCAGGTCAGCTCAAAAAATCTGACGGGCAAGGTCGCTATCCTGAAGGTGAAGTACTGATGGCTGCCACCAAGTTGGTCAAGTTCCGTAACAAGCAGACCGGCATAACCTGGGAGATGGCTGATGGCTCAGAGGCAGCCAAACGCTGCCGTCGCCTGAAACTTGAATTTGACGAAGTCAAGCCGGAGAAATCCGGCTAATATCATTTTTATTAATAATAAACTTAGTGGGTGATTATAATATGGCTAAAATTGCAATATCCATAGCGGCTCAGAACACGTTCACTGATCCGCTTAACTGCCCGAGGGATAGCGTTCTGGTGGTACTGAACCCGACCGGGGGGACGGGAGCGGGCACAGTGACAGTGCAAGTGCAGGACTACACCAACCCCGAGGCCCCTGGTGTCTGGGAGGATTGGGCGAAACAGATTGTCGTTTCGGGCATATGCCAGTCCTTTATCATCGACATTCCAGTGTCCAATCAGAGGATACGAGTTGGATTTCTGACTGGTGAATATACTTCTGGAACACTGACCGGGAGGATTCAACACTCATGAGCACCCCACTGGTCTATGCTTCTAGGTCTACTGCCCGAGGCGGCTGTTCTGTGGCCGTCCGGGGTACGTACGACCGCAGGATCTTCCCGGCAACGGAAGATCTTGATATGGGCGGGTTCAGGCTGAAGAACCTGGGGGCACCACTAGAAAGCGGTGACGCGGTGCGCTGGGACGACCTCCAGATAGGCCTCAACTACATCATTGGCGTTGAGTGGGACACATCTAGCGATTCGTCCGCCCTGAAGCATATAGACGCCTATGGGACCGAGATCACTAAGACCGCTGAGCAGTGGACGGCCTGGTTCAATGCCCACCCGATCCATGCTAACATGTGGCGCTGCCTCCTCAGTGCTACAGGAGTTCCTACATTCGGAGCCAATGCCCGAGGCGACGGGCTAACCCTAGATGGCACTGCCGGGCAAGTTATGGTCCGGATCCCGAAGTTCTACATCAAGTCGGAGAAGGTCGGCACTAAGATACGGTGGTGGATCTCCCCGGTAGCTTTCACGGGCTTCGAAGTCCATCCAGCTTTCTTGCAGCGCGGCGGCACTGAGAGGGCT